TCGCAGCATCAGCCGCTTCCTCACCTTGCTGCTTTCTTATGTTTGATAATGATAAGCCAGTAAATTCATTTGCCTGTCTTCTCAAGTCCTGTATTTTTTTCTTAGCCATAGAAGCGTCATCCACGCCTTTATTCTTTGCATTTTGCTCAATAAGAACTCCTTGTTTTGTTTTTGCATCCCCAGCCAACAGGCCTTTTAAATCTTCGATTGTATATAACGGATCTCCGTACTGAGTTGCTAAGCCACTATTTGTAACAATCATCCACTCATCTGATCTGCCGGGTGCTGGTATCAAAGATATTTCATCTAACTCTAATTCTGAGATTTTGCCCTCATCACCAGCTTCTCTTGCTTGATTTTTGTCAAAAAAATCTTTTGCAGCTAAGTCAATCATTTTTTCGATATCTTTTGGATAGCTTTTACGCCTTGGCAACAAATGCCCTCTTAAATTAATGTGAGACTCATTTATGTCATTTATGGCTTGCTCCAATGCTCCTGCTTCATCGAAAGTTCCTGTTCTCATATATATTTTTGTTAGACTTTCTATTTTGCTGTGGACATAGGTTCTGTTTTTGATTTCTTTGCCAGAGATTTCAATGCCAAAAATTGAGGTAACAGCCCCATCTTTTATTTGATCCACAGCTTGTTTGATGTTTGCGTATTTTGCGTTCACATCAATTTCAGAATTAATAGATTGCCTTACTGTAACAATAGCATCTATAGAATTTTTACCAACAGACTCAAGATCCATAACCGCATTGAAAAATGCTCGATCCTCAGCGTTTGGAACATGATTTGTTAAAACACCTTTTCCTCTTGCCTTGATTTGTCTGTATGCCTCAAGACCCTCTAGCACATCATTTGGCACTGCATTTGGATCGAATGACGGTGACAAGGCTTGAGTTTTAGCCCCTGATATAATTCCTTTAATTGTAGGGGATGTCATATTGTTTCGAGAAAGCAAATCAAGTTGCTCTGCCAAGCCTAACCCTGCTAAAGCTTCGCTCATTATCTTCTTTTCTGCATCCGGCCCATAAATACCTTCGTAATTATCCAAAGTGCCAGCCCTAAACGCTTCGACCCCAGCCCGATGTTTTGCAAGTTTTTGCTGTTGATCAATAATGTCAACTTTAGTTGAAGCCACAGACTTCAATATGCTGTTTGCCGCTACAGATGTATCAGCGCTTTCTATCAAGGGGGGTCTGCCAATAAAACTTTCAGAGACAATTTCTTGCGCTGTATTAGCTAACATATCGGCTTGTTTAAAATCACTTTCTAACGCAGCGATTTGCGCTTGTGCAGCCATTGTTCTAGCCGCTGCAAGTGCGGCAGCATTTGCCTCTTCTGGGTCTTCAGTGTCCGTGTGAATAACTTGAAGGATTGCTAAAGCACCATCTGTGCCTTCAGCTTCATAACCATCCATTATTGCAGATGTGTTTGCAGATCTGGATTCATTTTTAAAATCGCTCTTTATGTTTTCAAGTTCAGATATAAGTTTGTTTCTTCTCCCAATCGGCAAGTCTGCAACATTGTATGATTCTATATCACCGTTGTTTCTAGTAAATGAAAAATCCTCTCCGGCTATCATGCCTTGGATTATTTGCTCTGCCTCATCTGCATCAAACTCAGATTCAAGAATTCGCTCTGATGTTTTCTCGTATAGTTCTTTTCCAAGCACAGCTTTTGACTGAGTTACCGCTGTTTTTGCTTTGGTAAGCACAGATGGTAATAAGCTCTTGTCTTGGGCTAACTCTTGATATGCGGCGTCTAACTCGGCTGGCGTAGTAGCAGCGTTCACGGCTGTATTAAATCTATCTACCTTTACATTATGAGCAAACGACTGTGGCGTATAATTTAATTTTCTGTTTTCTTTAGTTGCTTGATCAAAAGTATTTTTTACTCCTGCCTCTGCAAGCATGTATGGCGCAGACCCCGGCGCTGATGTTCTTAGAGTTTGTCTGAAACTGTCTAACGCAGTGTTGTCAGCTTGTGTCGTGAGTTGAGTTCCTCTATCAAACGCTGTTTTTTGTGCGCTTAACGATGCCGTTGCAAACTCAGCATCAATTCTTCTAGTTACTAAACCTAATCTTCGTTTGCTAAAATTTTTATTTGTTTTCAGTTTGTCAAGATACTCAGTTTTTTTACTTTGTATGTTTTCTTTAGCAGAATTAAAATCTGTGCTTTGGTCTTCAAGGGCGGCTTGCAAAGCGGCTTCCTTTGCAGCCTGACCCTCTTCCTGCAAAACTCTCCTATCTTCTCTTTGTCTTTCCGCTTCCGCAAGCCTAAAACCCATGTCGTCAAGCTGCTTGCCAAACCCAGCAGCAGCGCGTCCGGGTGCTTCAAACGCAGCACTACTTGCTCTTGGCCCAAGGCCTCCAGCGGCTACTCCTACTTGTTGTTGACGTATAGGTATTTTTACCATCTATTCCCTCACACAAATTTAGCTGCTTTTTCAGCACCTTCAAGCAACGATTGATAAGATGCAATCTTTAATGCACTAGACCTTGCTCTGCCCTGTGCTCTTGAAAGAGCCGCTTCAGATGCTTTTGCTGTTTGTTCAATATCAGCAGCATATTGAATATTTAAAGAATCCATTTCTGTGTTAAAATATGAGTCTGCCATCGCTTGCAAAGGACTGCCTGACATTTCAACTCCTGACGCTGCCGTTGCAACCCTTTGCGTTGCTATAGACCTGTCAGCCACCTGACGCATCCGCGCTTCTTCGTCTGTTTTTTTGCGTTGCAGAATTATTGCTTCATTCTCTGCAATACGCGCATTGAACTCGCCAACAGCCTGTGCCTGTTTAGCGGCTGCTTGGTTGTCCTTATATCCTAAAATTGCGCCAATCATTACAACACCATTGACATTCTATAATAGTTGGAGCCATCTGGCCCATAATGAAGCATCATACCTTCGTTTTCAAACCCCAGCCACTTTGCGAATCTGATAGCCTCTGGGTCTGATTCATGTATGCTTGCTTGAACCCTATGTAATCCATTGTTTTGTATTATACCTTCAAACATGTTCCTAGCATACCTTGCTATTGATGTTTGCCATTTACCTGAGTGCTTTGACAGCATACAAAACCCCTCACCTACGCCGTCCCACAAAACATGGATGCCACCTAGAGCAACAACCGTGTCACCTTGCATGACCGTAAAAGCATCAACATCGCCACCAGACCTAAATGCGTCTTTAAATGATTTTGGCATATCAAAGTCCGTCTCTATATTAGAGACATGCTCTGGTCTAAATTTTACCACTTCAAGCATCAAAAGTATTTGACCTTCTCATAATTGCTAAAACTGTCATGGGCAATGGTTGCGATTGTCGCACAACAACTCTTGCGTCATTTTCGTAACCAGCCGGGAAACTAATTTCTTTGTCACCGTTGAACAACGGCACCGCTTCATCCATAGCCATACTGCTATCACGAAACGGCAATCTATCAAGGTTATTTGTATCTGGCCCCATTTCAGCACCAACAGTGTTAAAAAATCTAACGGTTACACCATGTATACGTTTGATCTTTCCCTGTGCTATACCATCATCCGCACCAGCCTCTATTCGTAATGTTTCAACCGTTGATCTATAACCAAACCCAACATGCACCTTAGATGCGTCTCTCTCCAAAGTTATTGCGCCGCCAGAAACCGTTTTGTCTGGGTGTGATGACCCATCAGCTAAAACAGAAACAATTTCTCCTTCCAAGTGATTTAAACCTGTGATTGTAGCTGTTGCAGTGCTGTCATAGGTCAGGCCACTATCAAGAAAGAAAGCATCTGTTACGTCTGTCCCAAATTCTATAGGCTTCAAAAATTCTACATGACGCACTGTGCTGCCATCTATTTCACGTTTTACAGATACATAAACCTGATCTTCAGCCCCAGATGGTATTGATGTAATACTTTCAACGATAGCGGCTGCTTGATTTGTTGTTGTCAATCTAGTTGTATCAGAACTCTTGATGCTCAATAAGCCACCAGCCGTGGGTGATGCTTCTTTTACAGTAACCACCGCCGCTGCTGGATTTGCCACAATAAAATCATCATGTGCATTGATTGCGGTAAATATATTATCAGCAGTTGTGTCGTTGTTGGTGTTTGGCCTAAACCCTAGTGATGATGCTGGGTCTGAACTACCTACAGCCTCAGATGTAAATGTGACAGTTGTGCCATCACTTTTTGTCAAAACCAGTGTTGTTCCTACAGCTATATTTGCATAATCGCTGACCGTTATGGTTGCATGTGCGCTTGTGCCGCCAATCGTGTGATCGTGCCACCCTATAGCCGCGTTTGCTCTGTCGTATGTCAGCCCAACCAACCGTCCGTCACTGTGGACAAACCATAAGATAAGTTCTGGTTCTTGCTGCCATACCATGTCTGTCAAGCCGCCACGCGGAATGTGGTCTGCTAATATGGTCAAATCAATTCCAAGCAAGCCATCTGTATCCAAATCAAACGTAATCTCTTTGACTTTTTCTTGACCCTTTTGAATAAGAATTGTGCTGTTTCCCGCCCGAACAGGACGAACATCTGATGAACCAAATGTGGTTTCACGCAAGACGTTTACATTCGTTGGCGATACTGGTGTGGAACCTGTGCCACCAGACAGCGTAAACTCTGCACTTGTAGTCAACACTTGCAGAAAACGCGCTGGTAACAAATGCTTGATAACATTAACTTTGTCAGACGCAATGGTAAAATTTACCGCTGAGTCATCTAATGTTCCCGGTGTCATGTTTTCAAAATCAGCCGATACTGAGCCAAATATGGTCTGTGGCTGGCCTGTAGTGCCAGCAAAGTACAACCGTTGCTCATAAAATCCAACGGCCTTGGGGAAGCCCTGATCGCCGCCAAATGCCCCAAGAGACCATTTTGTAGTTGGGTTCCCTGACCCTACAACGCTTGCTGGCAAAAACCCTTCTGCATTTTTAAATGTCGCTGTTACTTCTGTTGCACTGGTAAAACCAGTTATCTTAACAAATCCAGATCCACTATGCTGAAACTGCCACTCAAGACTGCCATAGGTTTCTGTGCCAGATAAATGCACAGGCGGTGTGTTACCACTTGTTTCAGTCCCACTGTCTGTTTTTTTGTAAACATTGTTGCCGTGTCTAACTAAAACATTTTGAGCGTAGCTAGTGCTTGCAGCCCAAGCGTCATGTTCTACCTCTATGACCTCTCTAAATCTTATTAATCGTCCCACATCATTTGCTGTAAACAAACTTGCAGAGGCAACGATTGTTACGCTACCAGTATTGGCAGACGCATACAAAGTGGTTGTCGTCTGGTTCTCATCAAGATAAGGGCCGTCAATAAAGTCTATATCTGCTAGTGTAAAGCTGGTTGCTGTGGTTCTGGTTAGTTTTGCTGGCTCATGGTCTTTATGCGCTAAGAACAAAACGTCAGCCGATTGAGCATGGTTGATCTCAAATATATCTGTGACAGAATATGTTGTCGTAACCTCAACTATCTTGCCGACTGTGCCGCCACTAGAGTACGCTGTAAACGCGCTACTGTTGACACCAGACAACTGAAATGTATTTGTTGTTTTCCCAGCAACTGTAAACTCTAGGTTGTTGACCTCTACCATGCCAGCAACAGACGTTATAAAAACTCTGTCACCATTGTTAAGGCCATGAGATGATGCGGTTACAACCGCTGGATTGGCCTGTGTAATTCCTGTTATGTTTGTAGTAGCCTCTGTAAGTATGCCGCCATCTTTATAAAATCTGATGTAATTTGCACCAAGCTCAAGCACATAGGCTTGCTCATCGCTTACTTCAAAATTAATTAGACGTATCTTACCACCATCTTTAGAACGACCAGCAAAAAACGAACCCGGCCTACGAGTTACGCCGCCAGATGGGAACACAAGCATATTGTTAAGGGTTTGCACAGCTTCATTATACTTTGGTATATCTATGCGGCCCTCAAGCTTTGGCGAGATCTCACCTGTCCTAAAATTTGTTATTATGGTGGAGACACGCGCCATGCTTTATAACCTAATGTTTGTGAAATCGTCTGCCTGTGGTTGCTCTGGGAAGCCTTCCATACTATCCACGCCTTTGGCTTCTTTCAGACGCGCTTCGTAAACACTCAACATATTAGCTGCAACAGAATTGCTGCCTGTAATGTTGTAAGCTATTTCAGCCGCCAAACGTGCTGATATGGCCTTGTTAAGCAGTGAGTCATATTGTTCTGTATCAGTTATTCTGCCTATGTAAATGATATTGCATGTGTCTTCATTAGATAGAATTTTTCTGCCCTCTATCTTAAACATGACATTGCTGTCATACGCGGCAACATCATTGTTGACATTGCTGTTCCAAAACGAAAGCACACGCAAACAAAATGGATCTGTTGGTAATGTAAACTGAAATGAAAAGCCAAACGCCGGGGCGGTTGAGTCGGCTGCCAAATTTTTTCTTGTGATTGCTATGTTCCAAGGATGTGAACGCAATACAGCATCTCTAACATCATCAAAGTTGCCGTTACATAATCTGGCTTCTTTTGAATTTTCGGTCAACGCAGTTATGTTGGCCGCGCCAAGCAAATCTAACGCCCTGTTACACAGATCGACAACTGATGCCATAGCAAACTCCTAAATCGGAGAAGGCAGCTTACGCTGCCCTCTCTTATTGTTTAGTTTACAACGTAGTGAATAATGAACGACATATCACCGCCAGTGCCACCAGTGGCATTGAATGTTGCGGCTATGTAGTAATACCCACCCGGATCGGATGACGCTCCTGCATTTGTATACAGTTTCGCACCAATCGTGTTGATGTCTGCTGCCTCTGTCCTCAGATCCGCAACTGCTGTAGTTCCGTCTGCAACTGACGTTGCAAAGAAGTCTTCGTCTACAACAGTTCCGTCTGTCTGATAGATGCCAACATTGAATGTGCAGCTACCGCCAAGTGCATCTGCCGCAACCTGTATGGCTGTAATAGAAGCATTACTTGGGATTGGAGCTAGCATGACAATATCATTGTCGGTGCTATCACCAGCAGCTAACGCAATCGTACCTTGAGCAACACGCAAAACACCGTGTAACTCTTGGCTGTCGTTGGCAACCTGTGGAGAGGCTTCAAAATTAGCTACAAGATCTGAATTTTTCGTAGTCATAATTTACCACTCCTTACGCTGATTCGTCACAGTCAATCTGGACAACTTTTTCTTCTTCCATACGAGTGGAACCGATGCTCATGCAATAATAGACTTGTGTTGCGTAACCTTTGTCGGAACGCTCATCTATTCTTGCCATTACATCTTTACCAATCGCTAGAGCAAGACCATCCTCTGCCCATGCAAAACATGAACGGATGTTGCCAGTTTTTGACAAACGATTTGACACGATAAAGGTGAAGCCCATGAACTGGTTTACTTCACCCTGTACTAAGGCTTTGACTGTGTTGAAGTCGCTGCTAGTAACATTTGTGTCACCTAACAATGCTTCAATCTGATCTGGGCCTACAGCGATATAACGCGGTATTGAAGGATCAACTGAAGCAAGGTCTAAGGTTTTCTTAGCAGTCCTAAGTTTTGCGACAGTTAAATCTGCACTACCGTCAGCAATTTGCTGACCAGCAGGAAGCGCAGTTGATGTGCTGCCTGTCTCGCCAGTAAATGCTGTGCCTAATGCTGCTGAGATAATCTCATCGTCCATCGCACGACCTAATGCAAAAGCGGCTGCTTGAGCATAGGCAGAGGTTGGGTCAATGAGCATACGGACTTTATCTTGCTCATCAATAAGATCAGCGTATTCATAGTCCACAAGTGTCACCCGACGCCTTGCATGGGGTGTGTCGATCTGGGGAGTGTCAGCATGGCGCGTTGTGCGCTTTTGTGCCGTCGCTTTACCCACTTGATCAAAGAAGGCATTTTTGCCAGTCATGCTTTCTACACGCACAGCATCACGCAAAAGAGAACCCTTCTGCTGTGATAACATCTGCACGTTCGCAGAATATTGCTGGACAAATGCCGTGGTTACTTCAATAGACATCTCTGTCTCCTTTTACCTGATGACATTTGATTGCAGACTGCTACCCGACAGCGCGGACACTCCTAGAATTTTTGGCCTTCTTGCGGCCTTCGTCTTTCCGATTGTCAGCAGGACAAGTTTCCTCGCTACCCTGCATCACCCACTCGTAGTAAACATCTGCGAGTAGATGCGGTTGTATCATATCACGACTTGTACCATTTTCAACAGCTAGTCGCAAACATTCCAACCTAATCTCTTTTGTTGTCAAACCGTCAACCATGAACAATGCTCATAAGCTCTTGAACTCTTTGAACAGCACGATCACGCGCCACAGGGTCTTTGCGGTTCGTGTAATCAGGCCCACGCATGATAGAATCTATCTCAGCTTGCGCTGTTTGCTTTGTCATGTGATTGACCTGTGACTTTTCTGCAACAGTATCTTCACTGGTTACAGATTGCTTGAACTCAGCGAATTTTGCGAATGCCTTAATAAACTCGGGGTGATCACCCAAGTTTGTTCCATCTTCAAGAACAATCCTTGTGATTGCTTGAGTATCGGACAGTTCATCTGCAAGGCTTGTTGCTAGCTCAACATTTTTATCATAATTAGACCCCCACTCGGCTCTAAGCTGATTATCAGCATCTATTTGAGATTGGTGTCTTTTGTCTGCATCAGCTTGCACAGTGCCTTCCACGCGATTTTTATAATAATCCAAAATGCCATTAACTTGTTTTGGTGTTAGCCTTTCTGCATGAGCCATCTCTGCAAAGTCGTTAGCGTCTTGTTCTGTAATAATGTTTCCATCAACAGCTATCTCATACCCTGATGCCGCCTCTGGTCTCCCCAGCCTATCAGCAATCCTATCCAGATCCTCGTCTGTTGGGTTTGCTGGCAATGGCAACTTATCTGCACCAATTAGTTTTTGGCTGTTGACGTAAGATCTAGCTAAATTTCCCACATCTTTAATAGGTGAAAGACTTGGATGCTCTCGCAAGTCTTCTGGTATCATGTTCAAAAACTCGTTACCAGACCCGCCTGACGCTACCTCTGCTGGCGTTTCAATCGCTGGCGCAGGGGTTGCCTCTGGCTGGGCTACCTGTTCGGCGTTTTCTAATGACATTACATCTCCTCTCTTAGCATGTTGTAAATGTGAAGAATAACGGCTCTCTTGCCCTCTTCAAAAGCTGTTGCATTGGCATCGCCAGCAACATAGCTAAGTGTCTTATAATTACACCTAGCTTCCAGATCAGCTAATATTTTACTCCCACTGTCTGTATTAAATGTCTGCCTATAAAGATCTCTTAATTTTTCTATTTCTTTGTTCACTTGCTTACCATTCTACTAGCTTGGGCTAACTGTGCTATATCCTGCACCTCTTGAGATTCCTGCATAGCCTCTGCTTGCTGTTGTTCTGCCTCTGCCCTCGCCTGTCTAGCTTGCTGTACTTCAGCCTCGGATTTCAGTGTTGTCTTAGGTACACCAAGGGATTCAGTAACATGCCTGACTAATCCATCAGGGTCTATGTGATCCCCAACAGGAAGCATTTGAGCAAGCGGCATTAGTATTTCCAGTGCCTTCATAGTGCTGTTGAGACTGCTTGACTTTTGTGCGCGAGCAAGTGGTGAAATGTATTCAATATCTACATCACGCCCTTGCAGTATTTCTGGTGCTTCTTGCAACATTTCAGCGCGTAACATCAGAGCAAACACACGGTCAATCAACGGACGCAACATTTCATTCTTTAATCTATCAAGGGCTGGCCCGATGACCCTTAGTTGTTCTTCTCGCCTTTGGATTATCTCAGTTGCGGTCATATTCGGGCCACCGCCTGTAAGTAGCTGGTCAACAAAAAACGCTGATCTAATCGCGCTTCTACGTTGTTCTTCCATGTTCAAACCAATAGGAATGTTTGCGCCTGTGTTAAGTGGTGTGATTGTGTCCCTGCTACCACTCCTAAAGAAGTTCAATCCCCCCGGCTGGGTACGGATAGGGAGAAGAAATCCGTCATCAGGAACAAGTAGAGGAGGATCTATTTGTTTCTGTGCAGCTTGAATGATTGTTTTAGACATCAAGTTGAGCATCTTGACATCAGGCAACGCAACCATTGCGGGGGAACGCCCCATTGTTTCACCAGTTGCCTTCAAATATCGTGGAACAATGTACGGGAACTCTTGGAAACCACTTTCAGAAAGCATGGCTTTTGATTGCATATCTATATAAATAGATGCAAACGGCATGTTTTTATTATCTACTTTTGTTTTGTCCCTGTCTTCTCTGGGGATGACAACGTGCAATATCTCTACTTCTTCGTCAGGCTTGTCTTGGTTCTTTTTAAGTATGTAGTCTGTTACATTCTCTATACCAAACCTTTGCACCACTTGACGTACAGGTGATTTGTATGAACGAAAAACCGTATCAACCAAACCAAACTGATTTTCCTGTATATAAAACTCTGAGATGTGCCGAGTGCTAAACCGCAACGCACCGCCTTCCATCTCCACAAACATGCAGCCTGTGCCAAAAACAACAAGGTCTACATACATTTCATGAACTTCAGTGCCAAAGTTTGATTGATCAAAGCCTCTCAACATTCTATGGCTTGTGTCTTGCAGCCACTCACGAACCTCATCGTCACGCCCTATTTCCTCATCTTTCATGTCAAGATGAAACCAAGGTGCTGCACCGCTTGTAAGAAGTCCGTGAAGGCTTGATGATAAAAGATCTACTGCTTGCAGTGCTGTGCCATCAAAGATCAACTCCATGCGTTTATCGCCTTTTGATCGGCTTTTAACAACGTCTGCCTTTCTTGGCAGCATATAATCAGCCAACTCTTGATAGTGACTGTTCCAGTTGTCCCGCTGAGTCTTGAGGTGATCGTATCGCGCCACCAATTCTTTGATGCTGTTCATGTGCATAGCTTACCCCAATAAAGTTGGTCTACCCCCGGTTGGGCTTCGCCCTTGTTCCTCGCCAAGTGCGCCAGCAACTATCGTAGAGCCAGCACCTCTTTTTCTTCGCGTCTTTCTTACACCCTCTTCAGCCAAAGCCATAGCTCTCTCTGTGTCTTGCTCATTCGCTCTTGCTGGTGGTGGTGGCGGCGGCGGTGGTGGTGGCATGTTAATTTTTGGTCTTAGAAAACTCATTATCCACTCCCTGTCGGTGCTTTAGGATTTGGCTTGCGGAACGCAACTCCGTAGCCTTCCATAAGAGTGCCAGCCCCACCTGACCTCTTTGTAGACCTTGTTCGCCTTCTGCCCCTCTCCAAAAGGGTTTCATCATCAGGGACAACTTCTGGCGTAACTTCTGGCGTTACTTCTGGAACCTCTGGAGTTTCTCCGTACAGGATCATCCTACGTTCTTCGTCCGTAGTACCCATAACAGTATCAAAGGTTTCCTTACCAACTTTCTTAACAGGCTTTTCAATCAGTTCTTCAAAAGCCTCATCAGCAACATTTTTTACGCCTTTAGCAACTTTTTTTACTGGCCTTTCCAAAGGCTCAACAATTTTTTTATCTACGAACCTTGTAGCTTTCCTAACAGCCTTTCTTACTCTCCTAACAACACCACCCATAACTAACTCCAATCGTGAAATCCAAGCTTTGATGTCTCAGTGCGAAACCAAAACGCCTGACTATAACCTTCTTTTGATAACATACTTTTTAGCTTTCTAAAACCTATTGCTGTGTTACGCATCCCACCAACAGATATAAAATCAATAATCCAGACATTTTCTCCGCTTGCGTTGAACCCCTCTACTGGAAACTTATAGTCTAATAAATAGTCTTTTATATGACTTGCGCTTGGGAATGCCCACGTTGCAAAACATATCGGCTTGTTGTCCTTCCTTATGATCGCATACTGCCCCAAACTGAATGGTGTTTTGATTAGATTTGTGAAATGTTCCTTACCCCACCAACTATGATAATCGCTTGTTTTTATTAAATATATTATGTCTTCTATGTCTTCGCTTGCCATAATTAAATGCTAAACGGATTATATTCATTGACTGCAACTTTCTGCGGTGGACGAACAGCAGCTTGTCTATTCTCCAACCCAACAGCCAAATACCTAAATGCATCCGCAGCGTGAGATGTGAAGTCATGCCTCGGATGATCTCTAAACATTTTTCTCCGTTCATCCCACTCCTGCCTGTATTGTTTTAGCATCTCAACGCCTTCAGCGCATTTGTCACGGTCAAAGTGGCATTTAGGCAATAATACTCTAGCAGCATTGATGCCATCAGCCACCTTCATTTTCGGGATGACTTTGAACCTGATGCCGAGGCTGAACGCCGTTTCGAGGCGACTTTTGCCCGACCCGATTTCCCTGACTTCGATGTCGTGCGGGGCGAGGTGGTCTCCCCAATGATAATCCTTTTGACGTAGGACTTCAGCGTAGTGATCCAACCCAACACCGCTGCTTTCATAGTAGTCAATGACATTTACTGCTCCACTCCTAAATATCTGTGCAAACCAAATTGCTGTTGAGTCGTTTATACCCAAATCCCATGCGGTATGCACAGGATAAGCGGGGTCATAAGGAACCCTAGTAATCCTTCCGTCATCATCAGCATCAGATAACAACTTTCCATAATAAGCCCCTATGATTGCCGCTGTAAAGGAACACTCATATTCTTGCTCATACTGTTCCGGGGTCATCTGTGATTGTGCGGCTTGTAGCTCCTCATCTTTCACAAGACCGCTTTCAGACGCTCTAACAATTTTCCAATACCACTGGTCAGACCCAGCTTCAGACTCTGACTTGGCATTTTCCAATAAATCATAAAAATGATTATGTCCTGCCGGGGTGCCTAGAAATACAGCCGCACCCTCTCTGTCGGATAGGGCTGGCCTCACTACTTCCCCCCATACTCTTGGGTTCTGCATCCC